AAGGCGATGGAGGAGAAGCGATGAACGGCATCGAGATTGGTTTGAGCCTGATCGTCGTCGGCCTTGTGGTGTGGGTGTGGTCACTGAACCGCCTCGTCGATGCGATGGCAAACGCGATGGTTGACGACTGGAAGAAGGAGAACCCCAATGGCTAAGAAGCCCAAGCCCGCGAGGAAGACGAACCTAGTTGAATCACTCGACCGCATCCGTGCCGCTGGCGGTCATGCGTGGGACAACGTAAAGGACCCCGTGCGGTTCATCCGCGACATGCGAGGAGGAGTTGTGAAGGTTCCGAAGCGCAAGCCCAAGCCCGCGACGGCGGGGGAGAAGATCGTGATTTCTGGATTGCACGCTAGACAGTTGCGTTGGGTCAATCTCAACGAACTCCACGAGCGATCTAGGCAATTTGCGATCGAAATATCAACCGCAAAGGCAATCGACCGCGCCATCGCCCGCGCGGTGCGGAAGGAGAGGGAGAGGTGCGTGAGGATTGTGACCGACTACATGCAAGAGGGGCCGGAAGAATGGTGATTGAGCTTCACATCAGAAACGGACTGAGCCAATGAACCTCCCCTCCCTGTACGCCCGCGTCTGCGCGAAGAGGCCGGATCTGGCGGTGAACGCCGACGATGGGCCGTGGACGCTTGCGCACGCTGGTACAGAGTGGGATTGGTTGTGCCACTCCATCGACGATGACGTATGGCGATGCGAAGATCTAAGAGACACGCACGCCGCCGCCCTGATCCTCGCGCGGTGGGTGGAGGCGCTGCCGGAATACCACGTCCTTGCCAACATCGGCAAGATCACCCCGCGCGATGTAAACTGGCTTGTGTACGAGATGGGCACGGGCGGCGACTACACCGATCCGGGCCGTGATTGCAGCGACACCCCCATCGAAGCCCTCGCCGCGTTCTATCTGGTGGAGCAATGACAGATAGACAACCACTGCAACACACTGACGGAAGTTGGATTCGACTCAACCAACGAGACACATTGGCGGAAGACGCCGCAATGGAAAAACTGTCTACGGCGTGGAAATGCGACATTCACAGATTCGCTATGTTGTCTCCGATAGATTTCTACGCCGTACGTCATGGGAGGATTGTTGCTGTTGTCGAACTGAAGAAACGAGATCACGATTCTGGGAAATATCCAACAGTGTTTCTGAACCTCCGTAAGTGGTTGCGCCTTCACGAAACATCCGCAGCGATGGACGTTCGAGCGGTGTTTGTGGTTCGGTTCTCAGATGGGATCAAATACATCGACATCAAAGACATCGACACTCGCAACCACAAGATCGGAGGAGACGCTAAGGGTGTGTCTGTGTCGTCGCGCGAGCCAGTAATCCTCGTCAACATCGCGGATATGAAAAACATTGAATCGAAGGAAACGTAATGAACCACGAACACGCTACAGCCCTCGCGGTTATGCTGTTCCTCGCACTGTTGACGTGGCATCTATGGAAGGACCGCGATGATACTTGACGCGACGCTAATCCTGATCGGCCTGCTCGGCATGCTGATCGGCGGGTCGTTCGCAATCGAAGGGGCGTTCGATCTATGGGAGTCCCGTAAGTGAATCTCCAACTCCCCTACCCCCCGACGGCGAACACCTATTACCGCAAGTGGCATAACCGTATGGTGATCTCCGCACGCGGGCGCGAGTACGCGCGCGAGGTCGCCACGATCGTCGGGAAGGTGAAGCCGCTGACGGGTGGTGTATCCATCTACATCGTCGTGCGACCGCCCGATCTACGTAGACGCGACATCGACAACATCATAAAGCCGCTCTTCGACGCACTCACGAAGGCCGGTGTGTGGCTGGATGATTCACAGGTGGACCGCCTATTCGTCACGCGAGACACCAAGATCAAAGACGGACGGTGCAGCGTCGCCATTTGGGAGCTCGACAAATGATCCGCTTCCGCGGCCATCCCATCGAAGATGACGCGGAACTAGGACCGTGGGGCGTCGGCCTCACGATGACACAGTGCGGCGCGATCGTCGCCATACGCTGCGGGGTCGGACGTGCGAAGGCGCTACGCAACGCTCTGGTGAAGCACGCCAACGGCGACAAGATCTACTGTGGGCGGTGGGAGAAATGCACGTATCGCGTCGTCGTTTCGGATGTTTCGTTTGGCCCGCCGAAGCGGTGGTGCGTTGAGACTGACAAACGCAAGGGCAAGGCGCGCGAGGCACAGGCACGGGCACGGCGGATACTAGCGCTGATGTTCCGGGATCAGTAGGCCCACTCCAGCCATAGCGTGCCGGCGAACCACTCGCCGCTCTCGTCGTCACCCGCGTCACGCCGTCGCCGGATCTTTCGCATTTGGCCCCCCCGCCAAAGCGTATCCCGGCATCGTCGTCAGACGCCCGTGGCGGGTCTGGCGCTGGACCATGACCGGGACCACCCGCCCAGAGTCGGCCAGGCGTATCAGCGTCACGTAGGCCCGCGACGGGCTACAGCCGACCTTCTCCGCCAGCTCGCGGGATGTGAACCCATCCGCCGACGTTGCCGACATCGACCGGATAAGTTCGATCATCTCTTGTTCGTTCATTGGTGAACCTCTGTTCTCACGGGCCTTGTAACGAACGGAATAGAAACACCGCGCCCGGTTATTCCGAAATCCACGATGACACCGCCAATGGACGGAATCGCGTTCGGGACCACCTTCCAGCCATACTCCGTCAACGCCTGCCACGCGGGCGTCACGATGATCTGAGCGTCCTCAGTCTGGTAATGGCCGTAGCAGTGCCGGTGGGATCTGACGAGCACGTCGGGCATCGGCCACCCCGCCGCGGCACACTCGGCCCGCTCCTCTTCCAGATTCGCCGAGAGCTGCGTACCCCGCAGGCTACGCCTGACCGACGTTCCGATGTGGTGTTTCGCGCTGACGACCGAATCCCCCACCCGGAACAGCCAGTGTTGCCGCGCCCAGACACCGCCCACCTCTACAGCGCCAATAGAACGGCCTATAGCGTTCTCTGAACTGTGCCCGACGTGTGCACCCGTCCCGCGCACGATGTACGTCCGAGAGGCTCTACGGGCCAGCGGGCGCAGGCAATCGACGGCCATGCCGACGTGTACGCCCGGATCGGCGTGGACCACCTCTTTCGTACCGTGGTGCACCCCTTCGATCGCGTCGCCGTTGACGAGCAGGACGAATGGTCGCCCGGCGGTGTAGTCGTCCACCCACCTACCGAACCTCAGCCAGTGCTCCCAGATCCACCGCTGGATAGCGTTCTGCCCCCAAGTTCCGTCGTCATTCATCACGTAATCCGGAGGGCACAGGGCGACGGTGCTGCCGCAGTGCAGGTCGGAGACAATCACCAGTAAAGTCTCCGGCGTCTGCATTAGTCCAGCCTCCTCGGCACGTCGGCCCACTTCGCGCGGGGGCACGACTCGCTCGCTACCTTTGTCTTGCCCGCGGCCTGAGCTACGCCCGCAATCGTGATGAACACAAGGCACCCGCAGGTAGGCCCTTCCTCGGTCCTGTTGCCGCGCCCGCAGTAGGCCGACACCAACTGCTCCCGCGACGTAGGCACCCGCTCGCAGGCGCTGCACGCGATGCACGTACGCACGCGGGCGGTCTGCACCGCGTCGGGTGCTTCATCCCCGGACGCGACGGATCGGGCGTACTTCCACGCGCCTTTGACAGCTACCCAGACGTACCTGGCTTCCAGTTGGTTCGCGCGTGCCAAGTCCACAACACGCTCTAGCCCGCCTCGCATGAGTTGATACAAGCTCATAAGTATCTCAGAGTCCGGGGCCGCTACGACAACCAACGCAACCGCCCGAAGGCGGGCCGATCAGTCCACCGCTGCCGCCGGGGTTTGCGTCGGCGCAGGTACTTACTTCGCATCCCTGACGTGAGAGGATTGTAACCGTCCACTCCCGAACCGTCACATCTAACATTCGCGCGATGAACTCAGGGTTCGTCCGCGGACAGAACCTCTGTTCGTCGTCGATCGTCAGCGTCTGCCGCCCGCCGTCGCAGTTCCAAGACCCAGAAATCGTATTACGTGTGATACGAATCGTCGGGTTATCCGGACTGGGGCACGGGTCTAGATCACTCCCGGCACGCTCGCATTGGATGTATTCGGTGGTGCCAGAACAGGCTTCTCCGTGGTCCCCTACGTCCAAATGTGCCACTGTTGGCATCTCGCCGCGTGCGAAGTGCGGGAGGTCGTCCTGCCACCGGTCGTCAATGTCCTCATACCGACCGTTGATCGGGATTCCACCCGCGGCGTACCCATCGACCACCCACCGCCTACCCGTCCTGCGATAGAACCTGTTCGCCGTGGGCTGGACGCCCGAGCACGATTGACCGAAAGCATCGGTCCCCGTGTGCGTGGTGTGAGTCGTTAGGGCTGACTCAAACTCCAATATTGGATCTGCGTAGTACCCGACACACCCGCCAGGCACCTCGACGTAGCACGTCCCGCCGTACTGCTGATCGCAGTGGTAGCCCCATACCCGCACCGTGCGGCGTTCGGTGTAGTCGATCCGGTAGGCACTGCCCAACAGACAGCACCGACGCACGTCGTCCGTCCGGCATCCCGGTAGTAGCGCCGTCAAACAGCATTCAATAGGACACCGACGGCACGCGGGATCAGCGCACCCTGATACGCACCCGTCCCCGTTGTTGAACGCCGACAGCACAGGCACGCCGGCCGCCGCGAGGCTCGCCAACGTCGCCCGTTCGCCCGTGTTCGTATAGCAGAACTGACCAACGTGGATCACCCGGCACCCAGCACCGAGCGACTCCAGCACCCATATCACCGGGTCGCCGTCGCAGCACTCGGTGAATCGGATAGCGTTCTGCGGTGTGCAGCACGTCGCCGCACACGCCGAGTCCAGCAACCGACCGTCCCGCGTCGCGAGTCGTCCGGATATGGAGAGCAGTTCGGACATCAGATCGCCGGGATGTTATTGTCCTTGCGGATGCTGTTCGTGAGCGTGAGCGTCGCGCCGTTCGGGGAGCCAGCGTACACCGCGCCTTCCTGACGGGTGTAAGTCGTGATGATGGTATCAACCCGTAGGCGGGTCGGGTCAAAGACGCCCGCGTAATGGTTGTATGCGGTGATCGCAGTAGTGCCGTGGGCCAGCAGGATCACCGTGCCGCCGTGCTGGTTGATTGTGGACGCAGCACCCGCGTTGGACACGTTCACAATCCAGGTCCCGCCATAGATGTTCATGGTCGTGAAAGGACGCTGCGTGGTGTGCGAACCGTTCCACACGTTCGCCAACGTGCCCGCCGAACTCTTCGTCCCGAGCACCGACGTACCGCCCATCGCGTTGAACGTCGTGACCGTTGCCAACGACTCCGCTTGGAACTTGCCGCGCTGCACGCGAGCGTAAGCCGCGGTGCCGTTGATGAGAACGGTCGATCCGTTCCCGTTCTGCATCAGATTATCGATGCCGTAGTTGTCGCCGCGGACGTACAGCGTGCCCGTGCCGCTGTGCTCGATGCGAGCCTCCGTCGGCACCGCGGTAGTCCACTCGACCGCCGCGCTGGAGTCCGATGCGTCAACGATCAGCGGGGTAGAGGACGCTCCGACGTTTCCGCCGAATGTGGATGTAATCTTCAGAGACTGGACGCCGTTCGTGAGGCTCGACCAATCCAGATCGCTCGTGATGTTGGTGCTGCCGTTGCCAATCACCAGCGTGGCCGCGTTGACGAACCCCGGCGAACCGCTCGACGTGCCGTCGCTCAGTTTCCAGTTACCAGGTACAAGGCTGTTTACGCCCTCTGTCAGATATTCAGTTGCCATCGTTCAACTCCTGCGGGCGCGCCCGCGATAAATCTTAGATCACTACGCTACGAGAACCGCCACCACTATCAATGCCGCTGATTACAGGAGCAATCCACATAAAGCTGTTATCGGTGTCAGTCCACGTAATCGGGTCAGACACAGAAGTCGTCGTCGTGAGGCTGAATCCGTTCAGCCCCCATGACTCCAGCGAATCAGCGTCGGGAACGACGAGAAGCGGAATCGTGGTTTGAGTGTTGGCCGTCGTAGGATTCACAACGAACCTATACGCCGTCCCCGCCGTGAGGGTCAGCGGAGAAGAGAATCTCAAATACATTAAATGTAAGTTGGAAGTAGTCGATAAGTCTACGTCAGGGTCCACCGCGATCGTGGCGATGGGGGTTGCAGACGCCCCCTCAAATACCAGAACCTCAAAATCGCCATTATTCGGGATGCGAGAGGCAAATAGGACACCTTGCGCCTCGCATGTCACAGGAGGAGTCCACTTCGTCCCGCGATACCGCGGGCTCGATGCGTTGCTCCAGGTGTAAGAGTTATTGCTTGAAACCGGGAAACCGACCACTTCACCATCAGAATACCGAACTGCGATGCAGGAAATAGAACTGGAAACTGCCCACGTTCCAGCCGTCAAAGTCAGGGTGTAGGTGTTCATGTGGATTGATGAGTACCCAGACACATAAAGAGCTATGTTCGCGAAGTTAGATGCGCCGACGGTTCCGCTTTGATACCGCACTGTTGCCGCAAGATGGTCGCCAGCAGAAACAGTCGCACCAGTGCCGAGTGTGTTCCAACTCCATCCCGTAGCCGTAAAAGACTTGTCTACATAGGCAGCACCAGAGGCTTTGATCGTGCCATCGGGCGTGCGGGTGGTCGTCGCGCCTTCAAGAGCAATCCGGTATGTTGGGCTCGCCAGAAACGCGGTCACGAGGAGGCCGATGTCGGTAATCGTCCCAGCACGATGCGATCGAAAGATGAAACCAACGCCGTCATTGCTCGCGTCGAGAGCTTGCGATGTGGTCCCTGAGTTGATAACAAATCTATCAAAAATCACTTGTCGGAATTCTTGCATGCTCATGCAGTCACCTCCATCGGGATGAAGGTCGCCGCGAGATACTCCTGAGCCAACACCGGATCGCGGAACACGTCGGACGCCGTGATGCCGCGCCGCCTGAACCACCGCAACGCCGCGAACATCGCCTCGAAGTCCGGATGCTCAACATCTCGCACCACGTCGAGAGGGGACTGTAACTCATCCGCCGCAATCTCTACCACGCCACCGATCGAGAGCGGGATACGCACCATCGTTTCGTCGATGGGCTGGAATCGCGGAAGTAATCTTGGGGCCTGTGGCATTATTACACCTCCACATAGGTCGCCACGGCGATGATGCCGTTAGCCGAACCGAGATTGATGTTCAGTGGTCTGTTCGTTGACGCGGTTTCACACCAGCCGATCGGATTGAAGGGGAGCGTGATCCCACCCGGCCCCGTCGCGCCGGTTACGTCCAGCGGGATCTTCCGCGTGGAGTCCCCGTATAGGTCCGCGGTGCCGTCATTGACGTACACGCTGTTCGTGCTCGCCGTTGCGAGGATCTGAAGGGACAGAAGCCGGATCTTCTTTCCGACCACCGCCGACACGAGCGCCTGGTTCCCCGTGCTCGCGCTAGAGAGTTTGGCGAACTTGGGCGTGAGAGCCGTCGATCCGTCGTACATGTTCGACACGTCGAGCCCGGCCGCGGCCTTGCCGATCAGGTTCGTTCCCGCCGCGAGCGCCGGCAGCGTCAACACGTCCACCTGGAGCTCGCCGCTCGAATCGGTCTTGAGGATGCGCGCGTTGGTGCCGTCGGTTCCGGCCGCGACCATGCCCTTCGTGGTGATCGCGGAGCCCGCCGTGGCGATCCCGTCGTCGATCAGTTGGAGCGATGTCAGCGCCGCTCCGTCCACCTGCACGGCGAAGGTGCCCGCGTTCGTGACGGCGTGAGAGGGCACACTCGCCAACGACACAGGCAACGTCGAAATCGCCGCCGCGCCGTCGGACAGCCGCACATAGACAGGGGTGCCGACCGGCGCGTCCACCGTCAGCGATCCGCCCGAGTCCGTGACGGGGAACGTGCCACCGCTGCCGGTCACGGTCCACGTCCCGCTCTGGGTCGCCGCCACCGTGCCCGTGATCGTCGTGCTCGTCAGGCTCACAGGCTGGGTCACGGCCGACCCGTCCACCTTCAGCGCCGTCATAGAAGTGATGCCCTGAACGGTAATCACGTCCGATGACGGAGTGCCAGCAGTTCCCAACGCGGGCTGTTTCGCCGCGGTCGCCGCTCCGGTCGGAAGGCTGATCGTGCCCGAGATGTTGGTGATGTTCCACGTACCTGACTGGGTGGCGGAGAGGGTGCCGCTGTCGATGATCTGGTGGCACACCGCCGGATCGCCGGTGGTTCCCGCGCCCGTCACCTTTCGGTAGGACGTTGAGCCAGCGGCGTCTAGGAAACTCTGATAGGCCATCGCTCAACTCCTAATCCATGCACGTCAGCAGAGCATGGGAACTGTTCGCCGCCACGTTGAACTGCCAGCCGCCAGGCGTACCCGGAGCACCGCCGCCCGTGGACTCAATCGTAATCGTAGACTGTGCCCCTGCATCTGTGATTGTGATATTGGTTCCAGCCGTCAACACGCGGGCGTTGACGAGCCGTCCATCGAGCGACACCAGCACATACTCTGCGTCCGTGATGAACTGCGGGTAGTAACTGCTCATGTACGCACCGCCACCGGAAGCTCCGACCGCTTCGCGTTGATCGCCACATCAACAAGGCACGCGCCGCCCTCTCCCGTCGTCACGTCGAGAGCAATATACCGCCCGATCACGCCGACCAACCCGCTACCGCGCGTCGTGGTGTTCAGCGTGATGGGCGTTCCGAAGTCAGCCCACGGACCAGCCTGGTCGTTGGCGTACCGAACCTTGATCGTCGCCGTTGCAAACGTCCCGCTGATCGGCTGGACGACCACGGAGAATACGTCGCTACCGTCGAGGTCCATCATCACGTAGTTACTACCGGCATCCTGAAGGATGCCCGCGTAGTACGCCGAACAGCCGGTAAACAGTCGCGTCATACGTCACCCTCCCCCGGTGCCGGTGTTGCCGAAGGACCGCCGCCGCCACCGCTAGTAACCGGCGAGAAGATATCCGGTAGCGGATCACGAACCCGCGGTGGGATGTCGCCGGTCGGTGTCGCGCCGCCGCCGCCGGTCGAGCAGCCGCCGATAGACGGTGGTTCATAGAAGTGCCACCGCACCTCGCCGCCCGTGATCGACCCCGGCACTGCGCACCCTACCAGCGCCTCAGCAGAAACCAGCATCGACCCGCCCCACAGACGGACCTGCGGGACTTGGCCGGCGAACGTCACCACCCCGCCGGTCATCATCGCCGCAATGGTGTACCGCACGCTATCGGTGGTGTACCCTTGCGTGCCGTCGCCGAGCACGACACGCCCCGTCACGCCCACGATCTTGCCTTCGATGTACTGGGGCTTGCTCGTCACAGCGGCACCATCCCCGGCAACGATCGCCAGCCGTCGTCGTCGTTCTCTACCGCCTGAATGTTGACCGCTTGGGGCGGTGTCTCGGGGTTGCGCGGCGCGATCAGATCAAGCGTCGTGTACGGCTTGCGGATGTTGAACGCATCGCCACGCTGGACCGTGTACCGCGGTGCGCACACGTACCCATGCCTGAGCCCGTCGCCAGGATCTGGGATCGGCGAATCAGGAAAGATAATCAGCGTGTCATCGGTGGACGTGACCCACGTTCCATTGTCAAGTTCCCACGAATACGTAATGATAAACCGCGTCTGATCCTTGCTGTCCTGCTGCACGTCGGCACCCAAGAACAGGTAGTACTTCCCGCGGATCTTGTGGATCTTGTGATCCTGCTCGGCGATCACGTCCAGCGTCGCCGTGTTCGTCGTGGTGTATTCCACACGCAACGTGCGCCGTACGCGCCGCTCGACGACCTTCACGAGCTTCGCATCCCAAACGGTCTTTGTATCCGTCTGATCGCCCGTCGCCGTCGTGATGTCCACCTGGTAGGCGAAGGGGATATCGACCGTCTCTTTAGCCTGACCCCACCCGAAGACTGGTTCAGCGGGAAGCGTCTCTGGGTCGCGCTGCCGACGCCCGCCGCGGAACGTGGTATAGGTCGCCGTCACGATGTAGACGGTGTTGCCGTTCGTTCCCTGCACGTCGATCCGGTCCCACACCAACGCCGGATCTGTCGGGAACACGCGACCGTCCGAGAGTCCCTCCCACTCAACCCGCGCGGCGTCCTCGGTCTGGGCGTTCAGCACGCGGAATACACGGGTGCCCGCGCGCTGTCCGTCAGCGTCGCGCGAGTACCTGCGGGAGTCGATCATCTCGGAGATTGACATTATCGAGAGTCTCCGGTCTTCTGGATCAGCGTTTCGATCAACGCCCCGATGCGGTTGATGCCAACCTCAAGGCCCGAAGTGTTGAAGAGTCCGTTGATGTCGTTGCGGAGTTGGGCAAACTGCGCCTGTTGCATCCTCATAAGCTCGGCCTGTGTCTCCAGACCACGCCTACGCTTGTCCTCTTCAATGATCCTGTTTGCCTCTATCTCGGCCTGCACCCGCGCCGCAGCCTCGTCCTCCGCCCGATTGCGCGCAAGGTTGATGCGAGCATTTCCCAGCCGCAACTCTTCCTGTGCAGACGCCGCGAGCCTATCTAAGTCTTGTTTCTTTATCATGCCGACCCGCTTCATAGCGAGATCGGTTTCCGTGTCGATCTTCTGGCGAACAGCCTGCGCCGCGGCGTCGTTCGTTGCAAACGCCACGAGATCCTGAATAATGCTTCTCTGGCGGATCTCGGCGTCTAGAGCGTCCTTCTGCGACTGCGCGATGCGGATGATCTCCGCTCTCCGCTTGCCGAGTGCATCGAGATTGTCCTCGATGTCAGTTCTGAAGGCCTGCTCAACCGAACGCATCGACCTCCCAAAGTCTTCGGTAGCAGCCGCAGCGCCCTTGATTCCGTCCCACAGTTGCTTCGCTGCGCCAGCGATGGCGAGCATGCCAACCTTCAACTGGGCAAACTTGATGCCGAGAGTGCTTGCCTCTTTGTTGGTTTCCTTGAGGCCTTCACCTACACCCTTTGCGCCCACCTGCTTGGCCGCGGCCTCGCTCTCCGACTTCATCTCGGCGAGCTTCTTCTTCAACGGGTCAGTGTTGCCGGTAATGTCTACGGCAATCTCGCCCGCGGAGTTTTTGCTAGTCTCTGCCATTGGTTTACGTCGCCGTGATCGCGTCGGCCATGCGGAGCTGACCACTCACGCGGATCGGATTGCCTGGACTCACTTCGATGTTCAGCGAACGCAGGAAGACGGGCACGGTGTAGTAGCGTGACGTGCCGAACGTGTAGTAGACCAGCGACACATCAGGCACGCCGTCTCCGTTGGTGTCCCACGACGGCGCGCCCCACGCGGTAGCCGTGCCGGCGGACGTAGCGGGCGCGAGCCGCAGCGGGTCGTAGGTGGTACCCGCCGTTTCGGTCAAAGCGCCAGACCCAACAAAGGAATAGGCGAGCACCTGCTTGTCTGCCTTACGGATCGCGTGCCCAAGCTGGCGGGTGTTGATGCTTCCGCCGAGCTTCGTGTCGTCCGTTTCGTTCACAAGGATAAACGCCGCCGCCGCACCAGTGGACGCCGCAGCAGTGGGAAGGCTCACGGCGGTATCGTTGACCGCGTGCGCCGTGTAGGAGCCTGACCACTCAAACAGGCCCGACGGCATGAACCGTTTCGCCGTCGGCGCGGTCGCGTTGAGAGCGGTAATCTCATGCTCCCCGAACTCAACCGACAGACGCCATTCGTTCACCACCTGCACATAGCCGCTGGCGTAGGTGATGAGCCCGCCGTTACCCAGCTTCGGCGCGGTCTTCGGGTAGTACCCGGAGAAGTCAATGGTTCCGGACATGAGCCCGCTCAGTCGCTCGGTCGCCGCGCCGGAGCCACTCAACTCCGAGATGTCGAAGTCGTCGGCCTCGGTGTTGAACGTCACCTCGGTGATCTTCAGCACGTCAAACAGATACTTCACGTCCGTAGACGCGGTGATGCTGTTCACCGTTGCGGACGCGCCTGTAATCGGATAGCCCATGACCTAACCTCCTAGACGTTCGCGGCCTGATTGCCGACGCGCCCGCTGAATGTAACCGTTGCTTGAATCACCGTCGTGGATTCGCTCGGACCGATCGACGAACTCTGAAAGTTCCACTCCGCCGAGTTTGCGCCCTGCACGTTTGTCGAACCGATGGACGGCAGAGATAGTGTATGGTTGTGGAAGCCATACGTCGGCGCATTACGCGATCCGCTCGACAGCATCGCGTCGCCGATCAGCCGATCAATGATCGTTTCCAGTTTGTCGGTGCCCGTCTCGGCCAAACAGAACACGTTGAACGTGAGTTCGGCGGCACACTCGATGCCAGTGAAGTTGTTGTCTTGGTTGCACTCGACGCCGTACACAATGAACGGGTACTGCAGAGATTGAGGATTGCCCATGACGTACGATGCGCCGCCGCTCATGGCGGATGTCCAGTTGCCCGCGGTATAGAGCGTTGAATCCGCCTTGATTCTTGTAAGCACGGCGCGAGCGATGACGGCTGGGTTCATTTCTTCACCACCCGGAACTTGATCCCGCTGAACTGTGACGTACTGATGCTGTTCGTGGCCGCGCGCGCGAAGGCAAGAGGTACCTGCCTATTGGTCTTTGCACGCGCCGCCGCGGGCTCCAGGTACGGGCGCGCTGGCATCTTCACCGCGCGCTTGAGCACGAATACCGGCTGATCTGTGCGGCGAACCTCGCGGCGCTTGCCGGATGAATCGGTGTAGTACGAACCAAACGCCTTTCCGAACAGGCCCACAAGGTACACGCGCCCGCTCGGGAGTCGCTTGGTGACGAACGGCATATCCCGAAGGCTCTGCGTTCCCTTCGACTGCGCGAGTCGCTTGGCCGCGTCATTGATCGGAACGGGGAGCATCTTCCCCGACTTCGGACGGATGATGCCGCCGCGTTCGTGGATGCGTGCATACTTGAGATTCGACCCCACGCGGGCGCGAAGCCTGCCAGACATCACGCCCGCTACGTCAACCTGAATCGAGTTGCGCAACTGGTTGCGCTTGATCGCGGGAGGCTGTCCGGGGAGCGACGGCTGGAACTTCCCATTACGCGAGAAGTGTTCCCGCACGTCGTTCTTCACGGCAACCGACATACCAACGATGCCTTGCAGGCACGCCGTATGGATCGCGCGGGTGAGTGGCAGGAGTTTTGACCAGTTCGCTTTCATGTGTCGATGTGGACCGCAAGCTGATACACCGCGCCGTTACTGCAAAGGTTCATAGCCTCGCCGTCCACGATGTAATCGGACCCGTCGATGGTCACCTTAGCAATCTTATTTACCGCCGACGCGATGCTGGTTCCGTCCGTCGCCGTCGGCAACATAAACAGCGTGTAGTACGTCTTCCCCGTCTCGCGCTTGTAAATCATCGCATCTGAACTGCTCGCTGGTTGCAGGCAACATGCAACCGTGTACGTCACCGAGTCTGTCTGATCCCACGATCCCGCCGTCTCCTGTGAGGCAAGCTTCACAGTGATGGTCGCCGCCTGGCGCATAAACCAGTAAGGCAACGGCATCGAGCTTTGCGGGGTGAACGCCATTACAGACCACTCCCCGAGCGGTACGGCGCGAGCAGTTGCGCCTGCGCCTCAGCCGCGGCGTCGGGACTCGTGAACGTCACGGACCAGTTTCCGAGGCTCTGGCTCGCCACGCCCGTGCCGTTACGCACGCCCGCGTACAACCCATCGACCATCTTGCAGAGTGCCATCTCGATATCGTCTGGCGGCGCTGCGTTGACGTACACCACGCGGCACCGCGCGAAGTTCGGACGCCATGACCAGTCAGACAGACTAGACGTGTCCGTGTCGTCATCGAGGAACGTGCGCCCGTTCTGGCCGACGTTGTAGCTCACGACGCCAGTAGAGAGATCGACGTGGTACTCCGTCGTCTCTAGCGCCGTGCCCGTCGTGTTGTCAGAGAGGATCGGCGTGATACTTGTGATACTGGTGACGGGCCACTCCTTCAACTGAAGTTCGCTCGCATCCACGTCGTAATCCTCCGTGCGCGTCGCGGACTCGAACCCGTCCGTGAGACTGCGCCCGCAATACCGACGCATCGCAACGTGTGCGTAGTCGATGAGCTTCTGAAGCCGCGAATCGTCGGCGGTGCCACTGATCCCGGCCCAGACCTTGTACTCCGCCAGCGTGAGGATTGCCACGTTTACACCCCGAGGGTCAAGGGAGAGCCACTCACAACGCACGCCATCAGTTCGATCACCGTCGAGCTTCCGCCCGTGAACGTCGCCGCAGCGGTTTCGGTGAGGGCCACCACCCACTTGCACCCGAGCAAGTCGTAGCCAGCCGATGACACCAGATCCGTGTAGCGGTAGGTGCTGTCGCGGAAGCCGGAATAGGAGAACGTGATCGCGCTCGCGGATGTCGCCGCGGCGTTGTTGTCCAGACGCACCCAAGTCACGGTGCCGTCGTCGAGAAAGACTCCGGTCGTCGGGTTGAGACTTGCATCAGGCCCGTACGCGCCATAGATACGCACCTTCGGGGCGGTGGCCACGTTCGTGATGCCGGGATCATGCCGCGCCCGCAGGAACAGACGTGAGCCCGCTTCGTGGATCTTGGCCGGGTAAACGTACCTGCCCGCGTACGTCGCTGGACGCACCAGAGCACTGGCGCTCTCGGCGGTGTCCGTCAGGTCGCCGTGGATAACGTTCCACCCAGCAACGATGCTGGACGGGTAAACCAGAGAGCCGCTACCGATACTCGACCCAAGCTTGACCGACTGGCCCATATGTCACCTCGTTGTAAGGACTCGGACAAACCCGCGCGACGCATTACACGCCGCGCGAGCGAAAGGACTCAGAGGTTCAGATCACCAGCTGCTCACCGAGGCCGCGCTCGGTCGCACTGGTCGGAGAGACTTCGGCGCGGGTGAGGATCGCCACCGCGGAGATCAGCGTCGCCGCCGCGCCGGGGTCGGCCACCAGCTTGAGGTAGCGCTTGCGCTTGCGAAGGTCGATGAAGGCCGCGAACACTTTGCCGTTGTCGGTGGTGCCAACGGGGTCGGTCCACGTACCGCCAGTGATCGCGGCGTGGCCGCTACCGGAGGTGTCCGAGTCGGTGAGGCTCAGTTCATCCATCGTCGCGCCGAGCGACCCAGCCTGCACGATGACGGTGCAGTAGTCGTAACCAGCCGTGTCGAGTTCGGTCGTGGTCGCGGCGGTGCCGTTCACGCTGATGGGCGCGAGCAGTGCCGCAAACTTGGCATTCTGAAGATCAATACCAGCCATGTTGAAACTCTCTTTCTGCGGGGAGTACCCCGCGTGTGTTCAGGATTACGACGCGGCGGTGATGAGGCCGACCACGGGGCCGGGCACGCGAGAAGCAGCCGTCGCGCTCGCGTTGCCAACGTCATGCACGGTCACACCGAAGCGGTTCACGCCACGGAAGGCCGTCACGTCAGCGGTGAAGTTGTCGCCGCCGGTGTCCGTCGCGAGCTGCACGCCGCCCGAGACTTCGATCGCCTTCGCGGCGAGGTTGAAGTCGCCGAACAGGGCGTAGACCTGCGAGTTCGCCTCGACTCGGGGCATGACCTGCGCGAAGACGACCGGGTAGCCGAGCAGCATCGGGGTGCGGATGCCATTTGAGAGTTCGGTGTAGGTGACGCCGCCCGCGGCGAGCATCAGGCGTCCAGCCGTCGCCCAGAACGTGGCCTTGTGCATGACCCAGTAGGGGTTGCTCACGTAGGCCGGGCAGTTGCCGACCACAGCCTCGAAGTCGATCAGTGCGGCTTCGGAGTAGGCGTTGCCGCTGCCGACCGTCAGGCCAGCGATGTTCGCGATGGTGCCGGACAGTCCCTTGATCTTGTCGCGGAAGCCGGTATGACCGCCGTAGGTGGAAGTGCCGTCGCCGTTGAACACGGCTTCGTCTTCCTTGTCAGCGAAGGCGTACGCCATCTCGCGGGCCACGAAATCGCCGAACGCGATCGCCGAGTCGTTGAGCAGTTCGTTGCTCACGCGGGTGATCGCGGTCATCTTGTTGGCGGTGATCTGGACGTTGTTGCCAGCGGGGTTGCTCTCGGTGATGTTGCTCGACTCGCCCGGCCAGTAGACCGTGACGCCGCCGGTACGCCGCGGCATGGTCGCGTTATCGCGGGCCGACGGGAGGACCGACAGAACCTGACGGGCCGCGCCGCGGAGTTCCTTCAGGTCGATCAGGGTCGGCATGAACACTTCGGGGATGGTGAACCCGCCGGAGGTGTTCGTGGTCGTGATGTTCGCCTTACGGGCGCTATCGGCGATCTCACGCATCCGCTTGGACGCGCGACCGGGGAGAAGCTCGGTCGCGATCAGCGCACCGAACATCTCGGCCTCTTCGGCGCTGGCGAACGCGGTCTTACCGCGACCTTCCTTCGCCTTGCGGTCGTAGCTCTTGGCGATGCTGTTGCCGATCGTGAACGTACGCGGGGCGTCGTCCTCGACCGTCGCGCCGGCGACAACCGCGGCGTTGGCCTTGCGGGCCGCGTCGCGAAGACGGGCGTTCTCGGCCTTGATCGCGTCCACGTCCTCAGACGGGACAACCAACGCGCGCTTCGCGTTCTTCGCGGCGGTGTGCGCGGCGTCAAGGTCGATCGCCTTGCCGTCCTCGCCAACCAGATCGAACGACGCGGCAAACGCCTTCACCGCGGCGAGGTCGTCGCTGCCGGTGTAGCCGTTGGCCTTGAGAGTCTTGAGAATACGGTTCCAGTCCATGACACAAACTCCTGTAAAGTTGAGGACACTTCACCGGGACTCTGTGCCGGGTTGCTCAGGCTACATCGCCGGGCACCCGTGGACTTTGCCGCGATATGTTCGTTACCCTATAAAGACAATCTTCTTTCGGGCAACGCTAGATTGTACCGCCTTCGCGCCGTCTGGTGCGATTCCGAACGCCTGGCACTCGCCATTCATCGGAATGGCGGTATATGAGATCTCGATCAGCTTCGACCGCCGCGTGATAATCTCCGCGCCGGGGTACTTCTTTCCTTCATCGGCGGTCGGCTTGCCCTTCTCGATGCGCTGCACCACGACCGAGTATCCGATCTGGTACTGCGTGGCGAGCGCTTCCACCCAATCACGCTTGAGGTTGCCGGGCGCGTTGACCAATACGCTCTGACAGATGATCCCGCGCGGGGTGATCTTGAGGTTGCGGCACTTGCCCACCGCGGAGAGGATGTCGTATTCGTGGTCCACGAACATCGTCCGGTTCTGCGCGAAGTATGACACCGTGTCGATGCCTTCGGGCAGGATTACTTCCTTCTCCAGATCCACAGCGTCCGTCGTGGCGTACCCCTCGATCTGGAATGGTTGACCGTCGGCAGGGCGTGCTGCGTAGGTGTTCGGCTCGGCGTATAGCTTGACGGCGACATCGCCGGCGCCGTACCGCTTGGCCGCACGGTCCCGCAATACGCTCTGGTATTCAGCCCATTTCACGACTGACCCCCTTCGTCGATGTATTCGATCGTGGAACATGAGCAGTTCGGGTGCAGATCGGACGCCGCGTAGACGGGCCGCGTCATGGTGTACGTGCGCCCGTCGGTCCCGGAGATCGTCTCGCCAGCCGCAAAGAACGGCTCGCCGATAGTCACTTTCTTCGCACCGCTCGCCGCCGCTGCACCCTCGCACAGCCCGCAGGGATTACCCGAGAGGCTCCATCGCTTGGAGTCGAAGCCAAGTTCCTCGGCCTGCTTGAGCGACCCATGCTGGTACGCCCGCGCCGTCTCCGTGCGTGCGATCGTCTCGGCCCGCGCGAGGCTGACTTCCGGCACCTTGTCCGTAAGCTCCTGCTGGATCTCGTTGATGGTCTTGCCCTGCTCTAGCCCGGCGTCGATCGTCGTCCGCATCTGATCGGCCATCGTCTGAGTGACGCCCTTTACTAGGTCAAAGTTGTATTGCTTGATGTACTCGCGTGCGGCCTGCGAGGTCAGCGGCGGGGCGTCGATCCCGTGCTCGCTGGCGAATGTAACCGCACCAGACTCAAACGCCGCGGTGACCGCTTGGTTCACGAGCGAGGTAAGCTCGGACGCGGAGAGCGACGATAGATCAAACGATCCATCGGGACCGATCGCACTGATACCACGCTTGAGAGCGTCTTCAGCCCACGCCTGAATAGCACGCACCATCTGCTTCTCGATCGCGTCGTCAGTCGGATCGGCGGCCTTGCACCCGCACGCAGCGAACACGCCCCACCGCGGGATCAGTTCAGCCGCGCCCGCTTTACCGCTACGTCCCCGAGCACCCTTGCTACCCGTTCCGCGGGCGACATTGCCGCGACCTTTGGACTTAGAAGCCGCTCCGTCAGCAGGTTCACCAGATCCGGGCTGGCTTCCAGAATCAGCGTTGCTTGTTTGGGGTGCCTGCGTTTGCGTTTCAACTGGTGCCTCCGGGGTGAACGATGCTAGCGGGTTGAACACCGCATCCAGCACAGACGCGGGCACCATCGGGAACGCGGCAGTAGCGAGGGCGCGCGCTGACGCGAGGGGAAGTTGTCCGGTCGCAACCTGCGTAGCAAGGTCTGCGAGTGCCTGAACCTGCGCGCCGTTGAGTGCTGTCGCGGCAACGTCTGCACCACCACCAGCAACAGCACCAGCAACAGCACCAGCAACAACGGAAGTGGCGGCGTCTGTCGTGGGGACAGACTCGGTCGTGGTGTCCTCTGCTTCCATCTCCGCATCGTCGCGCGGCTCAAGTCCGATTGCCTCGCGGTATTCGTTCACGTCAACCACGGGGACGGGGCGTCCAGCAGACGCAACAAACGCATCCCGCATCCGCGCGGCCTTCGCGTCTACGTCCTCGGTGACGGGGTTGTCGTAGGCAAACCACATCTCGCC